CCACCTACTTGCTTTGAAGGAATTTGTTGATATAATTCCATAGTAGCCTGAGCTGCTCCTGTTGCTTTAGGTTTATACCCAAACATATAAGCTAACTCATATAAGTTATTGGTTTGTCTAGCAAATTGTGTAAATGTTTCTTGTAGTTGATTATCTAAATAGAATGACATTACATCACCTACATAAGCAGCTTGTTCCATAAACATCATTCCAGGTGATGCTGGTGAAAAATCATTGTAAGTATTAGGAAAATATGTTTTAGAATATTCTATTAATTTAGATCTTATATCTGAAAAATCTCTATTTATGTATTTTATATCTCTTTTTAACTCAGCCATTATTGAAAGTTCATTTGTAAGGTATCTGTAATATTAGTTTGGTTAACTGAATATTCTAATACTGCATTTATAGTATGTGTATCTTCTATAGTATTTAAATTTAAACCTAATACTGATATATTAGGGAAAAATAATCCAATATCACTTTCTATTTTTTCTTGTAAGAAATCCATATTATTATCCGTTATTTGTTCAAATATAAATGATCTTAACCCTCCCCCAAATGTAGGATTTAAAGGTCTTTCTCCAGGATTTGTTAGAAAATAATTTATTAGGTTATTTTTAATAGCTGCGGCTGTAGTATAATTTTGATAAAATACTCCAGGAGCAGAAAAAGGTAAATCTACCCCTACAGCAGCACTTTTATTAAAGTCTATAGGAAATATTTGTTGTGCTCCAAATGCCATTATCTAGTCATTAATCCCATTATTTGATTCATATTTACTTCTCCATCAGGTAAAGCTCCATTTGGTGAAGTTGTGTCTCCACCACCTTGAGGATTAAAAGGTTTATTGCCAAATCCTTGAGCATGTGAGCTATTTAAGTTTAACCCTGTTTCACCTATAATATCTAAATAAGATTGTCTTTGTTCAGCTAAAGATTTTTTAGGTGTTTGTGTAACAGGTGCAGGTGTAGTTGATGTAATACTTTCTTGTATTGGTTGTGTAACTACAGCTTTAGGTGCTTTAACTGCTTCTAGTAAAACTTCCTTTAGCTCCTCTTGTATGGCCTCTCTAACGGCTTCTTTGATTATTTTTTTAAGTGCTTCAGTTTTCATTATTGTGTTTGTTATAAATATTAAATTAATCTGCTTTTAAATTATTTTGTTTAATGTAAAAAGTTAATTCATCTATTAGTATCTGATCATTAGATGAAAACGACCATTCTCCTTTTAACATTACTACACCACTAGGTGATTTTGCTATTCCTCTTTTTCTTTTTATCGTTGATTGAGTTGTTTCTACTTCAGTATCTAAAGTAAAACCATTTACAATTGGAAGGTTATTTGATTCTTTTTCTGTTCCTGGAGGGAATAGTATTGTAGGAACTTGTTCGTTAGGTAGAGCCCCTTCAATATGACATTTTTGAATTAAAGCATCTAATAAACTTAAAAATGATAAAAGTTTTGCCAACATAGTTGTTATTAATGTTAAAATCATTAATAATCCTGAAGTTACTACTTTTAATTTTTTTAAAAGTTTATCTAATTTATCTAAAGTTCCACCTGGGGTTAGTAATGATTTTGAAGGGTCTGGGGCTCCTAATCCTGCTATTGGAAATGAAGCAACTACAGTTTTTACTACATCTAATACTACTTGACCTATTGTTACAGCTTTATCAGCAAAATCAACACCAATTTTAATAGTATTTAAAACATTAAATATATTTTGTAATATTCTAGTTAAATCATTCTTTATTTTTATTATTTTATTTAAATCATCTAAGTTTGTAGGACAAGTTGTATTTAATTCATCCATTTTTTTCCCTAAAGCTTCTTGAGCTTTTCCTATTCCAAACTGTGTTATTAATTGTAAAACCTGTGGAATTAAAGACTGGCGTATTCTATCTATAATTTGGTTACCCATATCTTTGATAGCAAAAGTTTCTGGATCTTTTAATTTTTGTGCTATTTCTATTCCTTTTATTACAGGAGGGGGAATAACTATTTGGTCTATTATTGCTTTTTTAACTGAAATTTTTTGATTTTCTAAAGGTATGATTATTTCAACATCTTTAATACTTTCATCTAAATTAAAAGGAGAGTATCTTTCTGTAGAATAAAATATTTTAGAAGCTATAACATCAAATAAAAAAGTTTTTTTATTTTCATTTCCTAAGTTGTCTAAAACTTTCCAGGTTTTTTCTCCTACTTTACCATCAACTTTAAGTCCCTTTTGACCTTGAAAAGTTTTAACAGCTGCTTTCGTTTTTGATCCAAAATCACCATCTACTTTTATAGCTAATATTTCTTGTAAATCTTTAACAGCATCACCTTTTGAACCCTCTACTATTAATGGTCTTTGGAGAGAAACAACTGGAACATATGTTCCTATTAATTGAAATTTTCCATCTACATCCGTAGTTGTAGATTCAGATTTACCTGGTTTTTTAACATTGGTTTTTACAGTTGCTCCTTCAATAGGGTCATTAGTTTCTTTATCTATAACCATCCCAATTAAATCAAAATTTTTCAATGGTGTTCCTACACATGGAATATTTAATACATCTCCAGGAAATAATAAATTTTTATTTTGTAAATAATTTTTACCATGAAAATAAGTTTTATCATTAGATTCAATTCTTCTTCCTTTTAAATAAGGGTTTGCTTTGTATATTTGGTCAACCCTTTTACTTTCACTAATACCATCTACTGGGAATTTTCTTGCTATTTTGTATAAATTATCATCTTTAACTACGATGTATTCATCCATAATTCCATCTTTGCATGGGCTTTCAGCAACAACTTCAAATTCATCTAAAGTTTCATTTGATTCTTCTAATTTAATAGTTCCAAAATCTAAAATATTATTAGTAATGGTTTTAGATATTGTTTTAGGAGTATAACCAATAGATGTAAAATTAAAACTATAAGTAGAACCTATACTTAAAACATGAGAAGCATTGATATCACCATTTACATTAGCCGCAAACCCAACAGTACCAGGATTTGGGAGGATTTTACAATTAACTAAAGGAACCCCTTCTGTTTCATTTGTACTTTCAACTATTTTACCTATGATTGTTATTACAGTTGCCATTATAAAGTAAATACTTTTGTTGATTTAATATTTTCTAGATCTTCTAATAATAGTTTTAAAATTTCATTTGTAGAATCTGCTGCTTGTCCTTTACCCATGTCAGCAACAGGATTTCCACCTGGCCATACTGTATCTAGAGCCATAATACTTATGGTTTGTGATAATGCGGTTATTAGGTTAAATAAAACATCATATAACTCATGACCTTTAATTAAAGGTTGGTTTGCATTTTTACTACCTAATTTAATACTAGTACCAGCATCTACAACAAAATTAGAAGGAGTATCAAAATTAAAACCTTTTTGGGCCCCAAAACTAATTGTTTTTTGAGAACTTAATAGGATGTGGTTATCTGTAGAATTGAATACTAACCTTCCAGAATTAATTATTATTTGTTTTCCTGCATAACTTAAGGGAGAAGTTGGTGTTTGTTCTTGGACTGAGTATGAATTATATCTTCTAATTGAGGCTTCAAGTGGTACTTTTTGTGTTGAAGTTAAATAAATAGATGAATCATTTTTATTTATATTTTCAGTTACCCAATCAAATCCATTTTCATTTTGACCATTTGATATAATTGTTATGGGAGAACCATTATCTCCTACATTAGACCAATTATTGGATGCTGTAATCTTTCCTATTAAGGGTCTAGCAGTACTCCCTAATCTTATAGTATTACCAAATCTACCTTGATATATGTTATCTCCTGCAAATGGTAAAAGTGGTGTTGAAAGTTCATCTTGTTCAATAAATGTTTTTTGTGATGGGTTTATGGAACTATTAAATTCATAATTTGGTGTTGGGTTGCTTATTGTTTCTTTTCCAAAACTATCACCTTTTAATGAAATATTATAAGATTTTGTTGGTAGTGGGTTTATGTGAGGGTTATTAAAGAAATTAATAGCCGGGAGATAATAAAATAAATTTTTTCCTTTACTTGTAATATTAAAAATATCAGGAAGATTAAAAAGTAAAACATATTCGTTTATTAAAGGAAAGGAAGAAATATTAGAAAAGTAAGGTTTAGCGAATTGTTCATCAGAAGGATTTTCACCATTAACAGAGTAAAATATTGTTCCTATACTACCCCAGTATCCTTTTTCTACATATTTAGGGTGTTGTGGGTTTAATATAATATCCGTTACTTTGCCTATTTGAACCTTTGCGTTAAAGCTAGATTCAAATTTTTCTTTAAATATACCAGCTCCATTACTTGAGTTATTCCCACTATTATTACCTTTACTACCTTTACCCCCAAATAATGCCATAATTATCCTTCTTTTTTAAGTGGTAGTTGTAAATTATTTATTTCTTTAAGGAGTTGTTCTTTTTCTTCTTCTGAAATACCAAATCCATTTTCTTCTGTTCCTTCGTTTGCGAAGATACGTTGGAATATTGTTGCTACTTTTATAAGCGCTTCATCGTTTTTAATACCAAGTTCCATGTATTCTTTGATGAGTGGCACAATCATTGTAGCATCACCTATATCGCTTATTAATGGTTTAAGCTCATTGATTAATGCGCTAATTTGTGTTTCTTTCTTCTTTTGATTATCGTAAATTTCTTTAAGTAAATCCGAGTAGGATTTTTTCCCGAATACTTTTTTATCTAAATGACTCATAGTTATACGTTTAGTTCGAGTATAAATATAATTAATTAAGATTTTTCGAAGTCTATATAGCCTGTTTCTAAATAAAAAATATAACTTCCTTTAAATAAACCATATAATTTAGTAGCTATTTTAGTTATTTTGGGGGTTTTTACTTCTAAACCATGACTAGCCATTATTTCTCTAATGTAGATGTATAATGCTTTTTTGTTAAATATTTCTAAATTTTCTCTTTTACGAAATAATTCTAATATTGCATCTGCTACTTGAGCATCATTTCCTTTTGAAAAAAAGACATCAAATTTGTTTTCAACATATTTTACATAAGCATCTATAAAAATAGATAATCTGTCTTTTTCTTTTTCTTCACCCATTTGATATGAGTAATTGTCATCTTTAAATAATTCATCCACAGGTGCTGTTTGTACACGTTTTTTATAATTTTTTGTGTTATATATAATTAACCAATTTTTTGTTATAGTACCAAAATATGAATATGCTTTTGCCCCATTATCTGGGTTGAATAAGTGAATTTTTGATAATAAAAATGTTATTACTTCATGTTGTAGATGTTCTATTTTATCTACTTCTGTATAATAAAATTTAAAGGTGTGAATTATATTTTCTGTTAATTTAAAAAAAGCATAATGAATTTCATTTCTATAGATATTGCTTCTTAATTTAGAATCTTTAATTGAATCTAATGAATTATATCTGACAATTGCTTGTTCTGTATCTTTAGTAAAGTAGTTTTTACTCTTAGGTCGTCTTTTTTTAGCCACGGTAATCATTTTAGTCTTTTTAACTTGAAATCGTTTAGGATATCTTGTAGTTGATGAATAGATTTGAAAAAGAATCCAACTTCATCATCTGACTTAAATGCTCCGGATTTATCTATTTCTTCTAATTTTTTATCTGAAAGTTCTATTACTTTAGAAAGTCTATCTAAATATTGTAAATATTCAACTAAAACATCTTCTTGCTTTTCGTTTTTACGCATTAAATTAAAAGTAGTAAATCCTAAGATTACTACTAATATTGATAAAACTGATATGGAAACTATTTCAATCATAAACTATTTAACATATTTTTTAACCCTTCACTTTTCATTGAGCCAAGTGCTTTAGTTTTTACATCCAATTTTTTAGCCTTAGGTTTATCTAAAACTTCTTCATTGAATTTTGATAGCCATACGTGTTCGAATTCTATTCTTGCTGCCATTAAGTCTGCCTGATGGACAATAAATATCATGGAAGTTCGAGGTTTTTGCTCTGGCATGTAATTCTTTAAATAAGGCTCATTTGCTTGGTCATATAACCCGTCATGTAGTTTAATACACATCCATTCGTTTTCGGTAAGCTTGATATCATGGTCAACTAGTAATTTAATAGATCTGTCTGGGACTGACATATAAGCTAGTTTCTTGTTGTATTGATACATTTCACCTAGGTTCTTTTTTCTCCAATCATCTTGAGATGGTAAATAAGCCATTTCTTCACCGTTACCCATTTTACCTAAATCATGGTTTATAGCTGAGAATACTAATTCTTCAATGGTGAATGTAGACCTATCCATTTCAAATTCTGCCCATACATCATACATTCTAAGAGATGCTTCAACTACTCTATTTACATGGTCAATATAACCACCTGGGAATGCATTGTGGTAAGCTGTTTTATGTGATGCTGGCATTAGTACAATGTCATCTTCGAATTTCTTGTAAAATGCTAGTACTTTTTCTCTTCTAGGATTTGAGATGTAGGTGTTAATGTAACCTATAAATTTTTCCCAATTTGATTGGATTTGTTCTGCTGATAGACTCATTATGATTCCCTTTCAATTATATCCATTAAATCTTGGAGGGTTTCTTTAATTGATATGTAGGTGTTTTTATAATCTTCTCTGGAACCACCTCTATTAATATTCATATCTTGTCTTTGGATTAGACCATTTAATTTACCTAGTCTATTTTGAACTATTTGTTTATTTCTCATAACTTTATTTTAATATACGGTAATATACGAATGTAATCTGGGGTGTCCAAATTATTCTTAATTTTATCCAACGTTATCCAACGTTATTACCTTTTACCTTTTTTTATTATACGTTTTTTTCAAACCCCGTGATGGGAACGTAATAGATTAGGGTTTTGACTCCAAATTATCTTTAAGATACTTTTGAATTTTTACAAAAAAAGCACATTTTTCATACTCTTCTCGCTCTTCAAAGAAAGATATTGATAAGTTTAGTGCTGTGTCTAAATAATCATCATGTTGGATTTGTAAACTGCCTTGCCATATTTCTTCATCTATCAGACAATCTTTAATGTAACTCCAGGCTCTGTGGTGTGCTATATATTCTCCTACTTCTTCCATTCCCTCCATCTCAAACTCATCTTCAGGGGTTTGAAACATATTGATAAGTTTCTTTTGGAATACATGCTGGTTTAAGATGATTTTTTTAAACATTCCAACTTTATAGGTTGGTGTTCTTTCAAAATCAGCCATATTAATGGTAGAAGGTGTTTTATTAGTGGACTTTTTATCGTCACTTCCAAATAGGTTAAATATAGAGTTTATATCCATTACGGTAATAAATATATTACCCTTTAAATAAAACCCAAATTTATTTTAACTTCTAAATTCTTTACTTAATTGTTCTAATGCAGTAGAATATTCTATTTTTTCAAGTTTGGTAAGTGATGCATACCATTTAGGGAAATCTCCTCCCTTTATTTCCATTAATTGTTCTTTTATATTTCTCATTTGTATTGTTTTCCTATTTTTTCAATTGCTTCTTGTGCTTCAACTAATGGTATATCAAAAAATTCTCGTTGTTGATTCACGCGGTAGGTCGCTAATTCTTCGTGGACTTCTCGCTCTAGTTGCTCGCCGTTGAAACATTGAAATGCCCATTCTACTTTATATGGTAGTGCTACACCGGTGGAAGCACTTATTTGTTTAGCTCTAACCTCAGGTTCGTGTTTGGTGTAACCTATTTTGAGTATATTGGGTAGTGTGGGGTTTGATAAAATGTATACCCATTGGTCAGCTTCACCTCGGTTGGAATATATGTCTTTACGTCTGGAGGTGTAGTATGTTATTTTATCCCACCCATCGTCGTCTTCTGTTTTAGTGTAAAAGCGGATAGGTGAGTCTAGTAAGTCTTCTTCTAAACTAAAATATTTAGATGCTTTTTCTTCTGTTATTTTTTTAATCTTGGGTAGTGACATTTATCTTATTTTTTGGGAAATTAGTGCACGGGCTTCTGTAACTTCTGATTCTACAATACCATTTCTACCTTCTTTCAAAGCTAAACGATTGGTACCATAACAATATAAGGGCCCATCGTAATCTTCTCCATTAATCCTTCTTTTACCATCCCAACTTTTAAAATCATTACAAGTTACTCTATGCCATCGCTGACCACCTGTTAAATATACTTCTAAGTTAGCTGAAGTATTAAAATCATATATTGGTTTATCTGTAAATCCAGTTTTTTCTGCCATGTTATATAATGTTTATAGTGAATTGAAATGTTTCGATTTGCTCATCTCCAAAATGAGAATTGTTGTAGTGAACTTTTACAAATACATTTATTTGGTCTCCTATCATCTCATCATCTAACATAAAATTTTGGGTAGGATTATAGTTATATCTTGAGTGTGAACCTATTATGGTTGGAGCATAAGGACAGGTTGTGCAAAAATGCATAGGTATTTGATACCCAGCTATATTATATGGTGGGTGAGAAGCAATTAAATCATTCATAGTGTAAGTGTAATTGCCTATTGGGATTGGAGTTGATAAAGTGTTATCATTGAACCATCCTAAATATGAGTATTGTGGTATTGTAAATGAAAGTGAATCAAATACTACCCAATAATCTGAGTCGTACATGCAGTCTATTTGTGGTACGTCATTAATCTCAACATAATTACCTTCCATTTTTTCTAGTTGGCCTGTTATTTGAAAATAATTTAATCCATCCCATGGTATGTTATATTCTCCATTTGAGCTTGGGTTTATAGCTTGTCCTTTATATATTATTTGGAATGTAGAATTACAATCTCCATCGGGACATGGGGAACCTGTTGTTGTTTCTATTTTAGTACATGATGGGTGTAGGCATAGTATTAAACCTAGTAATATTAGTGCGAGTATTTGTTTTGTTGTTTCTTTCATAACCTTTATTTCTTTATTTACGTCGTAAATATACGAATCCTATTTGGGGTATCCAAATATTTTTATGGGAGTCTTTAAGAAATAGGTCCTAGTTGTGTGCGGTTGTCAAATTCTACAATATTTGCAGCTCCTCCGTTTAGTGAAACTTCTACTTTACCTGCTCCTCTTAAGGTTATTAAACCTCCTGGGATGTTTGTTCCTGGTGTGAATACTATTGATGAAGAGCCTTCTGGGACTGATATTGCCATTTGGTAGTCTCTTACTACTATTGCTTTTCTTTCTATGTTGACTAGGTTTGTAAAAGTGGTTCCTAGAAAAAATTTTTCAAGGAAGTTAGAAGGGTAGGGTTGGTTTTCGGGTTGAGTTTCTAAAACTACATATCCTCCTTGCCCAGTGTTGTTAAATGTTAGTGTTGCCATGGTGATAAATATTATCTACCCCAAGGAAAATTTTTAAGTATTATGAAAATGGCAGCAGGCCATACTACTATTATGAAGATTCTAGTGAAATGGTCATATTCTATCTTTTCCCCCATGTCATTTTCGATTTTGTCTCTATAGGCACTTAAATGCATGTCTAGTAGAAACATTATAATGATTCCAATTAGTAGGTAGTATAGTATAAACATCATATTTTTTTAGGATAAATATACGAACCTTATGTGGGGGAGCCAAGTATTTCTCATGAGCTCTTTCTTCATTGTGTATACTTAACATACATATATACTTTAACCCTAACCCTTTATCTTAAGAAAAATTTGGGGGGTGTGACCTCTTTTATTATATTAATCATAACCCTTGAATGGGGAATCTAATAATACCGAATAGATAGGAAGCGAGTATTATTATTTCCAGTATTCATGTAATGGGTAAGTTCATTGACGTACTGAGTGGGATATTTATGCTATGTTATGGTATTATCCCCTATATTTTTAATTACTGTGTTTCTATCGTGGTGGTGTATTATGTATTTTGTTCTGGAATATATGGATGGATGAAGCTAGGTTCTGCTTCTAAAATAACATCCCACATTTTTTTGTATATATCTTGGTTCGGTATGGAGAATCCGTCGGTGAGGAAGATTTTGAGAATCTTGGATTTTGTATCTTTTGGATTTTATGGGCTTTGGTATGTAGGATATTTGTATATACAACATCGATGGTAAAGGGTGGTACTTCTGCTAAACATACATCTACCTTTCTTTGGGCGGTATACACGCGCTATATGGACACCTACGCATATGGGCTATATAGCATAATATGCGCGTACGTACGCCGGCCGCCGCATTCCATACTACGGTATAACTTAAGTTAATATAACATGGTAAATACTATAAATGTAAGGGGTAATATAGTTGTGAGGGCGTTATGAACACCGACGGTAAACATTTACCCGTATAACCAGGTACGGACAACAGTATCCCTACCGTGGTAGGGAGTACGTTGGACCTTATTTATGCACGCGGTGTAAGTATTAACTACACACCGGGCCAGTCATTATCATTACCTGCCTTGTATACAGTTATGCACCAACCATGCAGGCACCAATGTGCTCGACGGTGAAGGCTGAATATCATTATACTCATGTTTAATCTCCTTCACACGACACATATATTCTCCATTCTTCACCACCGTATACATTAATTCTCCTTTACACGTGTTGCTATATTGCTTGTTGATGAAGAATTGCTTACCCACCATGTTGTTTAAATCCTCTATTTGATAATCTTCTATATACATAACCTTTATTTTAATTTAACTATTTCTAATGCTTCGATGTATGATAGGTCAATACCTCTCTCTTCTGCCATCATCATCTCTAATCTTGCTAAGTGGTGTAATATATCTGTCATAACCTTTATTTCTTATTTACACCGTAAATATACGAACCCTCCCTCGCCCCTCCACGCCTCCCCGCATAAGTCGTTGTGAGGTGTTTGTGAACAATCGTATGTTCATATATATTTTTAAGGTAAGTTGAAAAGGATGTGGATGATGGCAATGAAGGTTAACACCAGATGCATCTTAACCCATACCCACCCATACACGTTGTTTAGATACTATTGCTTGTCTATATTGGTTTGTCATATTTAGTGATTGTTATGTAGATGTTATATAATTTACCCATCCACCCCATCAAATAC